AAGTGGCTCATGGGCGCCGACAACCGGAAGACCTACGGCGACACGAAGCAGGTCGAGATCAACCAGTCCATCAGCATCACCGCAGCACTCGAACAGGCTCGGGCACGGGCGCAGATGATCCAGCCTATCGAAGACGTCGTTGACGTGGACACTATGGGGCTGATCGAGCACCGGCAAGAACAGCAGACTGAGGACTGACACATGGCGAAAATCAAATGGTTGGATCGGCGGATTGCTCGTCCTGGTCCATACCTTACTCTTTGCATATCTGAGTCCGAATTCGACTCTGCGCTTCGTCATTGCAAAGTTAAAGATCGTCCAAAATGGGTGAACGATAATGCAGACGCGACGGCGCACCATTTGATAAACGAAACTGGTGATACTGTTGTAGTGATTTGCATACGTGATACATTGAACAGAACACCAGTTGAAATCGCAGGGTTGCTGGTTCATGAGTCGGTTCATGTATGGCAGGCGTATTGTGAAATGATCGGAGAAACATCCCCGGGTCGAGAACAAGAAGCCTACGCAATACAAGCAATTTCCCAGGAACTGATGACTGAGTTTTCTCGAAAGACGAATTGACATGCCAGCGCAGCGCCAACGCTACAGCGCCGAGGAGGAGCAGCTGCTCATGTCGCAGATGTGGTCGCCCCACGTCGCCGACGACCCCGAGACGTTCGTGATGTTCACGTTCCCCTGGGGGCAGAAGAACACTCCCCTCGAACACTTCAGCGGACCGCGTACCTGGCAGCGGGAGGTGCTGCGCTCGATCACTCGTCACATCCGCACGAACCGCAGCCCCGGGGCCGTGCTCCAGGCGATGCGTAGCGCCGTCGCATCGGGCCGGGGGATCGGGAAGAGCGCACTCGTGTCGTGGCTCATCTTGTGGATGCTATCGACGCGGATCGGGTCGAGCGTGATCGTCAGTGCCAACAGCGAACCGCAGTTGAGGTCGGTCACCTGGGGCGAACTGACGAAGTGGGCCACGATGGCGATCAACGCGCACTGGTGGGAGCCGTCTGCGACCAAGCTGGTGCCTGCGGCGTGGCTCACCACCCTTGTCGAGCGGGATCTGAGCAAGGGCACGCGGTACTGGGGTGCCGAGGGGAAACTGTGGAGCGAGGAGAACCCGGATGCGTATGCGGGTGTCCACAATCACGACGGCATGATGGTGATTTTCGACGAGGCCAGCGGCATCCCGGACACCATCTGGTCCGTGGCTGCGGGCTTCTTCACCGAGCCCATCGTTGACAGGTACTGGCTCGCGTTCAGCAACCCTCGCCGACCCAGCGGGTACTTCTACGAGTGCTTCACGTCGAGGCGGGACTTCTGGCAGACGCGGCAGATCGACTCTCGCACGGTCGAGGGCACCGATAAGGCGGTGTACGACCAGATCATCGCGGAGCACGGTGAGGACAGCCGGGAGGCGCGCATCGAGGTGTACGGTCAGTTCCCCAGCACCGGGGACGACCAGTTCATCGACCTGCAGCGGGTCGAGGAGGCGATGAAGCGCGAGGCGGTGCCCGACCCCAGTGCGCCCGTCGTCATCGGCGTGGACCCGGCGCGCAGCGGGGTGGACAGCACGGTGATCGCGGTGCGGCAGGGGCGGACGATCCTGACGCTGCGGCGATACAAGGGCGAGGACACCATGACCGTCGTCGGGCACGTCATTCGCGCCATTGAGGAGTTCCGCCCGACGTTGACGGTGGTGGACGAGGGTGGCCTGGGCGCCGGGGTACTTGACAGGCTCAAGGAGCAGCGGTACAAGGTGCGCGGGGTCAACTTCGGATGGAAGTCGAGCAGGCCGGCGATGTACGGCAACAAGCGTGCTGAAATCTGGGGTGCGCTCAAGGAGTGGCTGTCCACAGCGTCGATCCCCAACGACAAGCACCTGCGCGACGACCTCACGGGGCCACGGGTCAAGCCGAACAGCGCCGGGGCCATCTTCCTGGAGTCGAAGAAGGAGATGAAAGCCCGAGGACTCGCCTCTCCCGACGCTGCCGATGCCATTGCCGTCACCTTCGCGTTCCCCATCGGCACCGACGACCCGGTGCTCAACCAGCGCGGTGCATTGCACTCGCGCATCGTAGTTCCAACGGTAAACTACTGGAACGCGACACAGAGAGCATGACATGGCACGCCCCTCGAACGAACAGCGCATGAACGACGTCCACCAGGAGGCCCTGGCGGAGTTCGACAAGATCCAGACTGCGCTGCGCGACGAGCGTCTGCAGTGTCTGCAGGACCGCCGGTTCTACTCCATCGCGGGTGCGCAGTGGGAAGGCCCGCTGTTCTACCAGTACGAGAACAAGCCTCGGCTGGAGGTCAACAAGATCGCGCTGGCCGTGCAGCGGATCTTCAGCGAGTACCGGAACAACCGCATCACCGTCAACTTCATCTCGAAGGACGGGTCGAAGAACAAGAACCTCGCGGACATCTGCGACAAGCTCTACCGCGCCGACGAGCAGGACTCGTGCGCCGAGGAGGCATATGACAACGCCTTCGAGGAGGGTGTGGCCGGTGGGTTCGGGGCGTGGCGTCTGCGGGCCGAGTACGAGGACGAGGAAGACCCGGACAACGAGTACCAGCGTATCAGGATCGAGCCGATCTTCGACGCTGACTCGTCGGTGTTCTTCGACCTCAACGCCAAGCGGCAGGACAAGTCGGACGCCAGGCACTGCTTCGTGCTGACGTCCATGACCCGTTCTTCCTACATGCGGGAGTGGAACGACGACCCGGCGACGTGGCCGAAAATCGTCCATCAGAGCGAGTTCGACTGGCAGACGCCCGACGTGGTGTACATCGCCGAGTTCTACCGGGTCGAGAACGTGCGCGAGACGCTGCACATCTTCGAGGCCATCGACGGCACCGAGGAGAAGTACCTCGAAAGCGAACTGGACGACGAGACTCGTGCGACGCTGGAGGCCGTGGGCACCATCGAGGTAAGGCAGCGCAAGATCACGCGCAAGCGGGTCCACAAGTACATCATGTCCGGTGGCCGGGTGCTGGAGGACGTGGGTTTCCTGGCTGGGAAGTACATCCCCATCGTGCCGTTCTACGGCAAGCGGTGGTTCATCGACAACGTGGAGCGGTGTTCCGGTCACGTCCGCACGGCGAAAGACGCCCAGCGGCTGAAGAACATGCAGCTCTCCAAGCTCGCAGAGATCAGCGCGCTGTCGAGCATCGAGAAGCCGATCATGACCCCGGAGCAGGTGGCGGGGCACCAGGTGATGTGGTCTGAGGACAACATCAAGAACTACCCGTATCTGCTGATCAACCCCGTCACGGGGCCGGACGGGAACACGCAGGTCGGTGGGCCGGTGGCTTACACGAAGTCGGCATCGGTGCCCCCGGCGCTGGCGGGCCTGCTACAGATCACTGAGCAGGACATCCGCGACCTGCTGGGCAACCAGGAGCAGGGCGACAAGATCGTCAGCAACATCTCGGGCAAGGCGCTGGAGACCGTCCAGCAGCGGCTCGACATGCAGAGTTACATCTACCTGTCGAACATGGCGAAGGCCATTCGGCGGTGCGGTGAGATCTGGCTGTCGATGGCGAAGGAGCTCTACATCGAGCCCAAGCGTAAGATGAAGGGCCTGGGCCTGCAGAACACCGTCGAGAGCATCGAACTCATGAAGCCGATGATCGACGAGCAGGGTGAGTTGCGTTACGAAGGCGACCTGAGCACTGCGGACTTCGATGTCAGCGTGGATGTTGGTCCGTCGTTCCGTTCGCAGCGCGAAGCCATCGTCCAGTCGCTCACGAACCTCGCTGCGGTGACGCAAGATCCGCAGACGCAGGCTGTTCTCCAGGCCATGATCATCATGAACATGGAAGGCGAGGGTCTGGCCGACGCGCGGGAGTTCTTCCGCAAGAAGCTCGTGGACATGGGTGTCGTCAAGCCAACCGATGAGGACATCAAGGCGGCCGAGGCGGCAGCGGCCAACGCGCAGCCTGATCCGAACGCTGTCTTCGTCCAGGCTGCTGCCGAGAAGGCGATGGCCGAGGCCGAGAAGGCCCGCGCCGATGCGGTCAAGACGGCGGCAGACACCGAGTTGGTCAAGGCCAAGACGGTCGAGACACTGGATCGACTGCAGCTTGACGCCAATCAGCAGTCAATCGACGTTGCGGCGCGCGAACAGGTAACGCAGATTCAACAGGCTAGTGATCAAGTCGTTGCCGCACTGGAAAAGCAGATTGCTGACGCGGTGCGTGCCCTTGATGATCGAATCAAGGACATTGAACGCGCTGCGCGGGAAACCGCACCCCCTCCACCTCCGCCTCCTCCACCTCCGCCCCCGCCGCCCGCTCCCGCAGCACCCATGACTATCAACGTGCAGGTCGAAGCCAAGGGCGGCGAGACGAAGAAGTCCGTGGTCGTCAAGCGCGACGCCGAGGGCAACATCGTCGGGGCCGAGGTGGAGGAACTGGACGACGATTCGAATGGCGACCGCTGAAGGGATAAACCGTGCCTAGCGTATTTCCTGGCGCTTTGGACAACATTGCGTCCAACAAAGGCAACGGCACCGTCAGCGCAGATGACCACCCGACGCATCACAACAAACTTGCGGATGCGGTCAACGCCGTACAGGCGGCGCTTGGTGTCAATCTTCAGAACGTACTCAAGCCGCTTGTCGAATACACCACCGATCCGCCGTCTCCAATACTCGGGTCTCAATGGTTGTATCGAGTCGAACTGGCGCCTCCCGGCGCACTGCAGGCAATGGCAGGCGGCTTCCCCATAACCAAACCAGGCGCGACTTCGCGCTTCTATTTGTCCGCCCAAACAACCGAGGGCGTGAAACGAGTGGAGATGATCTAAATGGCCGACACGACCCTTAAAGTTACCGAAGCAGTAGTCGGTACTGACCTGGCAGCGGTAACTTTTGTCAACGGAAATGGTGACACGGTTAAGGCGACCGAAGTCACAATCATCAGTGAAACTGGTGCCAATATTTCGCCTCTCACGGATGCGCAACTTCGGGCGTCCAGTGTACCAATCTCCGGCACCGTTGCG